CGCGTTATTCGGTCACCCTCATCAGCAGGAATCCCGACGAGCCGGTACTGGACGTCCTGGCCGACATGCCTATGTCCACCTTCGAGAGGCACTTCGTCTCGCACAACCTTCATCACGACGTGTTCAACATCTACCAAGGAGTATAGATGGCAGTCCTCACATGGGACGAGACGGGCAAGAAGTTCTATGAGACTGGTGTGGACCGTGGGGTCCTCTTCCCCGTCAACCCCGCCACTGGCGCTTACAGCAAGGGCGTCGCCTGGTCGGGTCTCACAAACGTGACTGAGACCCCGTCTGGTGCAGAGCAGACCGACCTGTACGCGGACAACATCAAGTACCTTTCTCTGACCTCGGCGGAGACGTTCGAGGGCAAGATCGAGGCCTACACCTACCCGGACGAGTGGCTCCAGTGTGACGGCTCGGCAATCGTCGACAAGGTCGTCATCGGTCAGCAGGAGCGTTCCTCCTTCGGGCTGGCATACCGCACCATCAAGGGTAACGACCAGCAGAAGAACAACTACGGCTACAAGCTGCACCTTCTGTACGGTTTGGCTGCCTCCCCCTCGGAGCGGTCCTACGGTACGATCAACGACTCCCCTGAGGCGATCACCTTCTCGTGGTCCTTCAAGGGCACCCCGGTGAACGTTGCCGACCACAAGCCGACCTGTGTCGTTACCCTCGACTCCAGCGTCATCGGCAAGAACGGCATGACCGCCATCGAGAAGCTGATCTGGGGCGACGGCGCTAACGACGCCAAGCTCCCGACTCCTGACGAGGTCATCGCCGCCGTCAAGGCTGCTGGCTGACAACTCCCACGGACCCCGTGATGCGCTCCGGGGTCCGTGGTGACTCCATGGAGGAACGAATGCTGACGATTCACGTCGTCGGGGATGAGCTCTATGACGAGGATCGTAACGAGTTCATCAATGGATTCGAGGGCGACCTCGAGCTTGAGCACAGTCTCGTCGCTCTGTCAAAATGGGAGTCAAAGTGGCACATCCCGTACATCGGCAACGAGAAGCTCACCGAAGAGCAGGTCCTGGACTACATCAAATGCATGACTCTGAATGACGTCGACCCCGTCGTCTACTCGCACTTGTCCATGGACAACGTGAAACGGATCCGAGAGTACATCGAGGACTCGATGACGGCAACCACATTCGTGGAAGCTGAGGGATCCAGCCCCAGCCGAAACACTATCACGTCCGAGCTGGTCTATTACTGGATGGTCGCTCTCCAGATTCCGTTTGAGTGCCAGCACTGGCACCTTCATCGACTTCTCACACTCATTCGAGTGTGTAATGTCAAGAACCAACCCGACAAGAAGATGTCGACCGCCGCCACGCTTCGACAGAATCAGGCTCTGAACGCGGCGAGACGGGCCAAGTACAACTCAAGAGGTTAGTATGCCTGGCATTACTCCTCTCCTCCACGCAAAAGTTCGGGGAGAGTCCAGTCCGTTCAGCACCGTCTACATCTCCCCCACCAACGGGGTCACCGATGCCTCGATCACTCTGGGGGCTGACCCCAACTTCGAGCTGGATGTCGCCTTCTACGAGGGCTCCAAGGCCCTTCTTAGGGTCGTCCGCAAGGACGGCACCTCAGACCAGAAGATGATCGACCTCAAAGAGTCCATGTCAGAGAAGGTCGTGTGGTTCAACTCCAGGGCTGCTTCGGGATACGGCACGTTCGACACCGGTTGGATCAAGTGCCCCGACGACAACGCCTACGTCTACCGCATCATGGCGGGCATGGTCTACGTCAAGCGCAATAGCGACTGGCAGACTCAGGACCTTAACGGAACGAGGGACGTCAAGGTTGTCGATCTCCCCAAGGAGATCCAGGTTCGAAGTCGGGCAACGTTCGTTCTCCCTAAGGGCGACTACACGGACGACGGATCCATCATCGAGATCTGGCCCGGAGACGCAGCAACGCCTCCGCGTGTTCGCGCGCAGCTCAAGGCCAACGGCGCTCGGATCATCCCAGTGCTCTTCGCCCCCATCGAGAACTCCAACGGCTGAAAAGGTCAAAATGACTGTATCTCAATACGCAGCATCCTGCGCCAGGTACTACGCCGACGTCGCAGATGTCGGTTACTCGCAGCCAGACCGCTGGACCTTCTACGATCGGTCCGACTGGGACGGCTGGCTCATCAATCCGCCCGCCAATGCCGACTGCTCGGCTCTCGTCGCAGGCTGCTACAACCTCGCGGCTCACCACGAGTGGGGGGAACCCTTCACCGCCGGCTACTTTCCCCGGTCGACCTGGACCGGGTCGCTGCGGGAGGAGTGTCTCCAGCGCAACTTCGCCGACATCTCTGACTCCTGGACGGGTAACGAGCCCGATGGCGGATTCGAGATCGGCGACATCGTCTTGTCCGAGGCCGCTTCGGGAGGTCGGGGTCATGCCGCAATGGTGACTGGTCTCAACCCCACGATTCTGTCCGAGGCATGGATTGCTGAGGATGGTTCCGACGACGGTTGGATGGGCGACCAGACCGAGCAAGAGGTCCGCACCAAGGAGTACAACGAGCACCCGTACACCCAACAGGCGGCCTGGACGCACTGTCTGCGTCGACGGGACAACCACGGCAGCTCAGCCTCCTCGCATGCCGAGTCATCTACAGGCACCTCCATTCAGCAGGCCGTTCTTCGCGCCGCTGATGCTACTGGGTGCCCTTGGTGGGCCGCTCTCGGCTGCCTCAAGGTGGAGACCGGCGAGGAGGGTGCTAACATCTACGGTCACGACGCCGGAGGTGCCTGCTCTGGCTGGGGCGAGGTCACAGAGCACAACTTCAAGAACTACTTCTGGCCCATCGTATCTGAGTGGGGCACCTCGAACGGCGTCGGTCCGCTTCAGATCACCTATAACGGTTACTTCATCAACGATCCCAACCGAGCCTGGTGGGATCCGCAGAAGTCTGCCGAGGTAGGCTGCTCCATCCTCAAGGGTCTTATCGACGCGGAGGGCGATTCCTACGAGGACCTCCGCCGTGTGGGGTCCCGCTACAATTCCGGGACCATGTACGGGTCCTATGAAGCATACGGCGTGCCTTTCTCCGATGCATGCCGCTACTGGTACAACAAAGGCCGTCCGTCTCAGGGCACGAGCGACGGCGGAGAGGAACTCGAAGTGTCATACGCAACTGATCTGCTTTCTGAGATCAAGGACCGTCTCGTTGAGGTCTCCGACCAGACTGGTGCCGGCATCGCCGGTCGTCGTTTCGACGGCCCTATCGTCGGCTGGCTGAAGGATATCTCCTACAAACAGGACCTGATCCTGAAGGCGCTCAACGAGGCCAAGCCGAAGTCTGACGAGGGCAAGTGAGGCCGCCGTGCCTTACTGCCACGTCAAAGGAGACATCCCCCCGTTCGCCACGCTGACCGTTGACCCCGATGACGGCCCCACCTACGTTGATACTGCCGGAGAGAACGGTAAGATCGATGGCATGGTGTGGTTCTTCCGAAGCACCAATGCTCGTCTCTTTCTGGACGACCAGGGCTGGCCCGCCACCAAGACAGTAACTCTGAACGAGGACCACGTCGTCGACGTTTCCATCAAGACCAACCGTCCAGCCGGCGGCGGAGGAGGCGGCAACGGGAACGTCATGATCCTCGGTCGTGAGGAGCAGGTGCCCGCTGGTACTCCTCCGAATACGGTAATCGTACGAAAGGTCTGATCATGGCGTCTCCCATGAAGGGTATCGCGGTCTCCAAGAACCAGGACGAGAAACTCAGCGTTCCGTCAGCTGTTGGGGACTGGGCGCTGCTCGTAGTGGGCGGTCAACTCAACCATATGCGGGACTGCACACCCGCGGGTTGGACGGGAAAGTACGCCGGAGGCGAGGACATCCGGTCATGCACCGTGGCCGTCAAAATGGTTGCCGATCCTGCCGATACGCAGAACATCGTGTGGAAGTCCCCGGACCCGGCTCACAACGGACGGCACGTTGCGGTACTTATGGTATTCGACGGAGCCAAGGTCAAGAGCCTGGTCCCGGGCACACCGGGTAAGAGCGCTGATGGTTGGAAGAATGGCCCATTTCCTCAGATCACAGGGTTCGTGCAGCATGATGTAAACACCAATCCGGTGGCGACTTTCCCACCCAACGTCGAGTCATTGACTAACGGCGCCTGGGGTAAGGACACGAAGATGTCCTGGTCTTCGATTGTCATCGGATATGCTCAGTCGGCGTACGCGCCGCCAAGCGATACCGGTGTAAAAACCCTTTTCGGCGTCGACGTCAGGCTTCAAGAGCAGAATGACTCGCTCGATCCAACTCTCGCTGACGGATCCAAGATCGGCGTCAACGTGTGGGACGGTACTCGGGAGACTCCGACCGTCACGATGCGAGCGATTCCGGAGGGTGCCAAGACGATCTCAGAGCTCCTCACGATTCCGCATTTCATCGTCGGACATCGCGGCGGATCCCAGTCCTGGCCCGAGCACACCGAGATCGGTTATACCCAGGCGGTCGACTACCACGCTCACGCGCTGGAGTTCTCGGCCGCTCGGAGCAGGGACGGCGTCTGGTTCGGCTGCCACGATAAGAGTCTGTCGCGTCTCGTTCCGGCTCTAACCAAGAACGCGGACGAGTATACCTGGGGCGAGATCAAGGCCGCGGCGTCGAAGACCCAGTATATGCCGGCGACGATCGATTGGCTGATGGACACGTACTCCAAGAGTCACGTCATCGTCTTCGATCCGAAGCATAAACTCGGTGAGTGGCAGGCCGTCTGCGACATGTTCAAGGGCATGGAGCAGAAGGTCATACTCAAGTCGTACGGGGACTCCAAGTGGGCGTTTGACGGGATGCGAGCACGCGGGTTCAAGACCTGGGGGTATGCGTACGCCTCGGACACAACCAAGGAATGGTATCCGAACTTCCTCGCGGGGAAGGTCTGCGATATTTTGTCCATGGAGTTCAATGCGCCACAGACCACATGGGATGCCCTGAAGGCCTCTGGTCTCCCAACGGTTGCGCATATTCCTGCCGACCTTGACCAACTCAAGACAGGATGGTCTCGAGGAGCGATGGGCGCCATCGTGTCAGGTATCGCGGCCGCCTGTGAGAGGGCCGCATGAGTCCTGCGTTCACGCTGGAGATGGATTCGAGGATGGACACGGGGAAGTGGCTCGAGAGACTCAAAGAGGGGCGCTTCTTCGATTTCCTCGACGACTGCGGACAGGCCGGGGTGGCTGCGCTAGCTGCTGCTACTCCGGTCAGGTCCGGTTACACTGCATCCAGCTGGTCTTACGAGATCAAGCGGAGCAGAAACCGAGTCTCGCTGGTCTGGAACAACTCCCACGTGGAGCAAGGTGTCCCGATCGCAGTCATATTGCAATACGGGCATGGCACCAGGACCGGTGGCTATGTCCAGGGCGTGGATTATATAAATCCGGCGCTCAGGCCCATATTCGACAGCATCGTCAAGCAGCTTGAAAGCGCGGTGAGAGGCTAGTGGCGTCAATCGAGGAGCGGGTAGTCTCGCTCAAATTCAACAACGGCCAATTCATGAACGGGGTTCAGGACTCCCTCAACGGAGTCAAGAAGCTCGAGGAGGGATTGGCATTCCGAGGCGGTGTCGAGGGGATCAATCAGGTCTCAGCAGCCGCTAAGAACCTTAATTTCTCGGAGGCCCAAGCGGGCATCGCCGAGACTACGAGCAAATTCTCGGCTCTCCAGTCGATTGCCTTCGGTGCACTCGCCAGCATCGGTGGAAAGATCGCAGAAGTCGGCTCCTCGATGCTCTCGAGCTTCACGGTTCAGCCCCTTATCGATGGTATGAAGGAGTACGAGCTCCAGCTCAACTCTGTTCAGACCATTCTCGCCAACACTGCCCAGAAGGGCGAGACGATCCAGACCGTTAACGCGGCTCTGGACCAACTGAACACCTACGCGGACCAGACCATCTACAACTTCGGTGAGATGACGTCCAATATCGGTAAGTTCACCGCTGCCGGCATTGGACTGGACGACTCAGTCGCGTCGATTAAGGGTCTGGCGAACTGGGCGGCCGTCGCTGGTGCCAACTCCGAGTCCACCTCGAGGGCTATGTATCAGCTTTCGCAGGCCATGGCCGCGGGAACAGTGAAACTTCAGGACTGGATGTCCCTGGAGACCGCCGGCATCGCTACCAAGCAGTTCCAGGATCAGCTGATCCAGACTGCCAAGATCCACGGCAAGAGCGTCGATGAAATGATCGCCAAGAACGGGTCATTCAGGCTTTCCCTCCAGGAGGGATGGCTGACTCAGGAGATCATGATGGAGACCCTGAAGCAGATGGCCGGTGAGTACTCCGACGAGCAACTTCTCTCCATGGGTTACACCGAGGAGCAGATCGCTCAGATCCAGGAACTGGCCAAGACTGGTATGTCGGCGGCTCAGGACATCAAGACATTCTCGCAGTTGATGGGTGTCATCGGCGAGGAGCTCGGTTCATCCTGGGCTCAGTCGTTCCGAATCATATTCGGTGACTTCGAGCAGGCCAAGGAGCTGTGGACCAAGGTCGGCGCCTTCCTCACCGGTCCGAGTGGCGTCATCACACAGATGGGCAACGCCCGGAACGCCCTTCTCCAGGGCTGGGCGGACCTCGGCGGTAGGGAGCGGATCCTTGAGGGTCTCGCTTCCCTGTTCCACGCCATGTGGGATCCGTTACAGCGCATCGGTCAGGCGTTCTCGCAGGTCTTCAGTGGCCCGTCCGCCGAGGGTCTGTACGCAATGTCCGAGGCGTTCGCGAACTTCATGGCTAAGTTGGTTCCCAGCGAGGCTACGGTCGAGTCGATCGGTAACTACTTCGAGTCGTTCTTCCGAATCGTCAAAATAGGTGTACTAGTCCTCACCGACTTCGCCAAGGTGATCGGATGGATCGCCGGCGGAGCGCTCAGGGGACTGGGCGCCATCATTTCCAACCTGACCGGGCACACCGCAGGATGGTCCTCGACGCTCAGGGATCATATTGCGGCTGTTCAGGAGTGGTATGACAGCCTGAATGTCGCCGAGAACGTCATCAAGGCCATCACCTGGACAGGCCACGGTCTGAAGCGCATATGGAACAACTTCTCCGAGGGTTTCCACGACGAAATCACTCCCAGCCTCAGGCGCCTCAAGGAAGCCTGGGATGGTCTGTGGGAGGCTCTGAAGACTGCCGGCTCCAGTATCAAGGAATCCATCGTTGCCCCCTTCCGGGAGCTCAAGGAGAGCGCCCAGGAGGTCGGTCAGGCGCTTGGTATCACCAGCGATTCCACCGAGGAAGCCGGCGAGACTGCCGAAGCAAACGAGTCCAAGTTTACCAAACTCAAGAACAAGATCGTCGACCTGTTCGAGTCTGCCTACAAGAAGTCGTATTTCTGGGGGCAGCACCTGGCCGACCATCTTATTCCCGCGATCGACAAACTCGCCAGCTTCATCATCTGGCTGACTGAGTGCATCAACAAGCAGGCCATTGTCGTTAGCGACTGGTTGACTCCCAAGATGGAGCGACTGGCTGCACTTTACGATGAGGTGTCCACCAAGTTTAGCGAGTGGGCTGAGGCTATGCAGAACGGGCCTGATATTGCTTGGCTGTCGTCCCTCGGCGGTATTCTTTCGTCGTTTGGAGCCGGTGTCTGGGGTGTCCTCAAGAATCTGGCGACTCTGAACTTCGATTTCGACACCAAACCGTTCCATAAGGCGTTCAGTGACCTTAAGACGCTCATGGGCGAGTATGCCGATTCTGTCAAGTACGGCTGGAGTACCACAAAGGACTTCATCGCCAACCTTGAGCTCAAAGACAAGGCTACGTCCGGATGGCATAACTTCGTCAAGCTTATTCATGGCCTCGGCAAGGTTCTGTCCACCGTTGGCCACTACGCCGTCATCGCCGCCAAGGCTCTCATCGAGCCGTTCAAGGGCGCATTTGCTGAGCTCAAGAACATGGCCGACAACGGCGACTATGGGGGCATATTCGACGCAATCCTCAAGACGGGCGCGCTGGTCACATTCCTCGCAATTGCCCGGAATGTCATCAACACCTTCAAGGAGTGGGGCAAAGCAGGATCCAACTTCGCCGGTATTCTCGGCAGCGTCAAGGACGTCATCGACGGGTTCAAGGAATCAATGGAGGCTACGACCGCCAAGGTCAAGGCCACCACGGTCCTCATTCTCGCCGGAGCCGTTCTCGTTCTGGCCGCTGCGCTCTGGGTCGTCGCCCAGATCCCGGCAGGCAAGATTGTGGCCGCTGGTGCAGCTCTATATTTCATGTTCAACATGCTCAAGAAGGCGGAGGACGAGCTGTCCAGCGCCGGTGAAGGCAAGGACACGAAGGGGCTCGCTAAGCGAATGCTGGCGCTGGTCGTATTGGCCGGAGTCGCACTCCTACTTGGCAAGGCGCTGAACAACATCGGCACCATGGACTGGGATGATATCCTCAAGGGAAC